TTAAAATGCAAGCACGTTCTGTTTGTTTTTTGCAATTTTCCTCACGTTTTCGCGATCGTTGAATGCATTTTGTAGTGGCTGATAAAGGCAAAACAACGAAGCATTGATAACTTGCTTAACTTCCCGGCGGATGGTTGAAATGCTTGGGTGCTTATACTGATTCCCTGCGCGCGTCTTCATCAGGCGAGGTTTGCTCACTGCATGCTGCCATGAGGCGATCCTTATCTCACTTGAGTTGCAGACGTAATAGGCAAAAATTACCTTCCATGCATTCTCATCTACATTTTTCAGGTAATGCCGGATTACAGCGTCAATCAGCATCCCATCATCATCGCTGCATACAGGCCTTGAGGATGCTTGCGGTTCAACTGTGGCCATGAACTTGGCAATCATATTTATCATCGCCTTGTCTATCTTTCCTGTCTGGCACCATGCGCCCCAAAGCTGGAGCCACTGATCTATCCACTGGTGCTGTTCGTTGGTTAATTCCAGTTTCATGCTGTCTCTCCCAGGGTCTGATAGATGCGAACGTAATTCCGTAAAATGCGATAGTCGGTCATCACTGTGCCGCGGTGCCGGCAGAGGCGGAGCTTTTGCCAGCGCTCCCGGATGCGCTCAATTACGTCCTGGTTCATGCGGCCTCCGCCATAAGCTGGTCATACGTCAGGTAAAGGCCCCAGCAGCTAAACAGCACATGCGCCTTAACGACGGCCATTTCCTCGTTGTTCCAGCGGCAGAACCATCTGATCGCGCCCATAACCTCGCTCTCTATCTGATGCGGTCCGTTCAGGTGGACGGGATAAACCACATCATCAAAAACAGCAGCAGTGGACATTGGGTATTGGATTTTGCTCATGCGGCCTCCCGTTGTTTTATGAGCGCACGGCGTAGCGCGCTGTAATGGCGTCTGATGCCTTCCAGTTCTTCGATGGTGTATCGGTGAGGGGTATTGTTGTTTTCGAGCACCTCGACGCGCTCAGCGCCGATTTTCTCTATCAGATTGATGCGGTATTGCTGCTGGTTTCCCGACAACTGCACGTTGCAGTGATGGCACTGCTTATTGATATTGTCTTCGTTATAGCGCAGGTGTGACGCCTTCCCGCGGGAACGGTAATGCCCGGCTTCCCACTGGACCGTTTCGAATGTTCCGCAGCTGATGCACGGCAGGCCAAAGTCGCGCTCGCGAATATAGTCATTAACGATGCGCTGGGTCATGTCTTCCCAGTGCTTGAGAGGTTTCACAGCAGCTTTACGTTTCCGCCAGGCTACACGCTCTTGCTGAGTCTGAACCTGTTTCTTTTTCTCCAGTTTCTTTTTAAGCTCCTGCAGCCCATATTTCGCGCCATGCTCTGGGCAACACCACCAGACGTTGTCGAAAGTTGCTGTGAATTTGGCCTTACATATTTTACAGGTGCGACGGATCGGCTTACGCATGGTCACCACCCTGCGCCTGCAGCAATGTCAGCCTCCCGCCGAATACCGCGCCGGTATCGATATACATCTGGTTGGCGTATTTGAGCGGCTGACGCGCCGGGGTATGGCCGAAAATAAACAGGTCTGCACCAGTGATCTCATGCACGATTCCGTCCTGTGATTCACTGACTCGCTCGCGGTTCCAGATCACCTGGCTGAAGTCGACTGGCTTATCAAACTCATATTCGTTATGCGGATAATCAGCGTGACAAATCACGACTTTCTTATCCCCGGTAGCAAGCTCAATGATGAGAGGCAGCTCGACGGCCTTATGCACGAGAGCTTTGGCCAGGCGTTCTTTGTCGTAATCCAGGTTAAAGAACCATCCGCCGCCGTTTACCAGCCAGTGGCTAACGTTGCCATGCTGAGAAAGGCCATCGATCATCATTTGCTCATGATTACCGCGTACTGCGCGAAACCAGGGCATCATAATCAGTTCGAGGCATTCAACGCTTTCCGCACCACGGTCGACAAGGTCGCCAACAGAAATAAGCAGATCCTGGGCCTGGTCGAAATTAACCTTATCCAGCTCACTCATCAGCAGCGTATAGCACCCATGCAGATCGCCAACTACCCATACGTTGCGCCAATCAGCGCCGTTAATTCGTTGATAAATACTCATGCGATTTTCCTCCTGGCAGCGTGGCGCAGCCAGCGGACATCCGCCAGGTGGGCCGTATAGTGAAAGGTTGGGATGTCGGAAGGCTTTACTTCGACTTTGCGCCGGCGGCGCGCAGGAACGCGGAAGATGCCGCGCTCGATGACCTTAGCGAGTTGGCTGCTCATGAGAAGCCCTCCAGTCCTGGGCCCACGCAATGCGGCTATTAGACTTCTCGCTGAATTTCACATTGCGCTCGGTACCGAACCAGTAGATCGCCTCGATAACCTCGACCATGTAGCGCTTGCTGGATTGAGAGGTACGAACTCCGAAGTAGACGCGGCCGCCGTTGATGCCCGGGGCGGATTTCTGCTCACGCTCAGGGTTTTGCATCTGGCTGACAAGTACGGTGATGAGGTCTTTCCACTCTGCCTGCTCCAGCTTTTCGCCGTACCAGGAAACCTGATCGCTCAGGTCCTTCAAAAGTGGCCACATAAGACGATTTTGTTTGTCAGTCCGACTTTCCTCGCGTGCCTCGATGATGACTGGCGAACGGCGATCGACAGGAAGGGATTCAATGAAGCTGACGACGTTACGCTTTACGTTGTCGTTGATGAGGCAGAATTGTTGCTTCACGCTTCACCTCCGGAGAGGTCAAACGCTGAATGCAGAAAATCGCCGGTGACTTTCGCCATCGGTGACAGGATTTGCCTTAAGGTTTTATGCGCCATGTGTCCCCACTTGGCGCCGGATAATCGTGTCAGTTGCTCAGGCTGACGAGGTAATTATCGCCCTTCCCGGGGATAAAAGCAAAATGAGCATATACGAGAAAAACCCCTCCGGAGAGGGGTTTGATTTCAGCTGGAGGCTTTGCGTTCTGCGGGGGATTTAGGCATCGCCAGCTCCCCGTATCGGCGCACTATCGATAGCAAGCAAATGCGGCGATTCAAGATATCGAATCATCGTTTCTGCAACCTGCTGGCGAGCCTTTAAATCCTGAAGCACTATTAGCAAGACTGGCGAAAGAGACTTTCTATCGACGTTGTAGCCATAACGCTGCAGGGTGCCAATGAGGTCAGCAAGGATCTGGCTATCTGTAAGCTCATGACTCACCTTTCACCTCCTGCGGGGCGGCTGGCAGCGGCATCCAGTGGGTTATCTCGTTTTGGATGGCATCCCCGCAATGATAAAAAGTATGTGTTTTATGGCTGTAGTGACCGCTTGTTACTTCTCCAATTTCAGCATCCCACAGGATTACCTGCGTGCGGTCTTCCGGCATGCGCTCGCTTACCGGAACCCATGTATCCGACACGGTAACGACGCTCTGCACCGAGTCCAGAGCGGGGGTATCATGCGGGGCGGCTGCGAGCATGGCTTCGTAGATATTGCCAAACTGTACGCAGAATGATTCATCGCTATTGAACAGCACATCGTCGCAGTTCATAGCAGCAGCTATCATTTCTGCTGTCGGCTCCTTAGGCACCATCACGTAACCATCCGGAATTACCGGAGAGTTGCCAGCCTGGAGCATGGCGGCGCGGCAGTGATTCCACCAAGCGGCTCTGATAATGGCATCACGAATACTCATGTCTGGATACTGACGGCACAATTCCTCCCAGTGCTGCATTGGTGGCACTACCGGCTGCTGCGCGTGGCGATAGAGCTGGGTGCCAACAGGAAGCGCCCTGTCAATTGTCGACGTGTCATTGCCTGGGCGGTTAGATAAAACTTCGGCCATCGGCTCGCTGTCCATTGCGGCCAGCGCGATTTCAAACAACGCCGAACATTGGTCTACGTGGGCGCGGCCCTCCCCCGTCACCTTCGTGTCACGGCAGAACGCAATTTGCTCTTGCGCTTTTTTAATTAACTGCTCCCTGGTAATAGTGGTCATTGGTTGGCTCCTTCTGGTCTGTCAACATCGGTGTATGGCGCGTCTTGCGTGTCAATTTCTTGATCACAGTGAGGGCAAAATCCATCAGCATTGCTCAGTTCGATGTTTGACACCCACTCTTTGCATGACCAGCACCGCCACTCACCTGGTCGCTTCCACACTTGCTTAGCCATCACTCAACCCCCACTTTAAATCCGTCATAAACCTCTTTGAGGTGGCCGCGCAGGTCCATCCTGCGCAGTGCGCTGTACATGTAATCGCATTCAGCCTGCTTGTTGGCCTGAAACGGTTTGTGCTCGCGCGAACACCACAGTGCATTCCCCGGCCACCCATGGACTTTGTATACGCGCCCGTTCCTGACGTGCAGGAGGCCCCAGCCGGGCGGCAAGTCGGATACTTCGATAAAACCAGGCTCGGCCATGAAAAAGCGCCAGTCGCCCATGCCTTTCGACGGTTCAATCCGAAAGTGTTTTTTCCTGTCCGCCAAAAAGTCTGCGCGGGAACACTTAACTTCAATCAAACAGGAGGCCAGGTTACGGAAGCCGATCGCATCCGGCTGTTCGCCGGTGCCAACGTACGCGACAAAACGGTCATGAAACGCTACCTTGAAGCCGTTGTTCTGCAGAAAGCGGCAGGCTATCTGGCAAAGCTCATCGTGTGTCAGTGCCATCACTCACGCTCCGCTTTAGTCTTCATTTCATTCACCGCAATATTTCCGGAATGTGTTAATCGAACCCAATACCACATACCCGGGTCCTTCGGCACGTTGCTATGCCATTTAATAAGTCCCTTACGAAACAAGGCTGGAAGCGACGGGCAATCAATATCGCGAGTGCTAGTGACGGCGTTACCCTTCTTCTCGTCACCGCGAAGGAGGTGGCGAGTACCGTTTTTAATACGGCGAAGTGTAAAAATCTGCGCGTCTGTTAGTTGTCTCATCACTCAGCCTCCCACTTGATGCCAGCGGAGGTAAGCGCCTCTTCAATTTCCCAATGCGCATAAACCGGATATCGCTCTGACCCATCACAGCAACGGTCTTTCTCGCTGTGAGATACCGCCACGTCATCCCAGTAATCGTCTGGCGCATGGCCTGCCTGAATCCAGATTAAGTGAGCGTGTGGCTTTGGCAGCTTCACGGTGCGGGACTCCAGCTCGGCGATGTGCTCCTCATATCGGGCGCCAATCGATACGGCTTTGTGGTAGGCCTCAAGCCATTTCGATGATTGCGTCTGCGCCTTCTCCAGCGCCTCTACCAGCGAGAGGATGTTGGCAGGGTTAGCGAGTTCCAGAAATCTCTCTTTGGCATCAGCGGTCTTCGAGTAGCGGGCAATTCCCTGCACAGATTGGTAATGTTCTGCTGCCGCTTTCAGGCTCTGCGCCAGTTTGGTGATATCAGTTGTCATGCTGCTCGCTCCGCCTTCTGCTTGTTGTATGCGGCCCAGCTCAGGGCATCGAGTTTGCGCTGGCCAGCCTTGTTGAAGAGGTGAATTCCATTTTTGCAGGCATGCTCGTCCTTCACTTGCTCTTCAAGTTCCGCCAGTTGCTCATAGGTTAGCGTTGCCAGCTTTAGGCGGTTCCAGCCGAAATTTGGGATGCGCTTGCTCATTTGGCCCCCTCGCGCAGCTGTGCTGCGAACGACTGAAGCACGTTTTTCATAGACGAGGCTTCAATGGTGTTTGCACTAAAGAATCCTTTGATTGCCATCTCCACCCCATCAGCCTTAATCCCGGCTACGATGCGATCGGTGGCGGGGGTTTCTGGTTTAAGTGCATCCAGCACCGCACGGATAACTTCGGTTTCGTTCTCAACCCACGACCATTCGGAAGTATCATTCCAGTCGTGGTCCATGACGGCGGTATCCATGAACGCGTCGACAGCTTCAGCTGGAATTTCTTCCGGGCTAAATGCTGCCTTCAGCCCCACATTCTCCGCAGCCAGCTGCACATACGCTTTCGCCAGCTCCAGATACTTACTCTCCTTGATTGACAGCTCGCCTGCGCTCTCCAGAGAGGCTATGAGCTCGTTTACTGTTTCAATGTTCATTTTCTCACTCCCGCCAGGCGCTGGTTAAACAGGTTGGTCATTGGGTTTGCGCCGCCGGGGCGCTGGCGATACTCAAAAGACGGATCGCTTTCGGTTACAGCTGTCGTATCAACCAGGGTGTAGCGGTAGTGCCTACACTCCCCTTCGCGCTTAACCTGACCGTCTTTGTTCATCTGCCACAGGGAGGAATTGACCACTGAAGAGTCAAGCCCGGTACCGCGGCGGATATCCTGAAAGCTGCAGCCAGGGTGCTGGCCGATGAAGTTAATAACGGCTTGTTTGCCAGAGTTCTTTTTCATGACCGCCCTCTCCCAAGTCCAAATTTCGCCCGAATTTCTGCGATTTTGTTTAGCCCCTGCTCCTGACTTAATGGCCGACCACCGAGTTTGGGTATCTGCTTAACCGGCTCTGGAATCGCTTCTCCTGCGTTTATACGACGCACCATACGCATCAGTTCATCCTGCGCCTTGCGACGCAACTCAGTGTCGCTGAGGCTGTTGGCACGCATGCCTGCGTACAGGCCAGTAACCATCCAGTAGCAGGCCTTGTGCTTCAGCGTTACAGGAGTGATGTTGTGCTCTGGCCACGGATACGACTCAGCATCAGGGTATTGACCACGGGTCCGGCAGTACTGGTAAACCATATCGACCAGCTCCACTGCATCAGGCAGCCCGGCAGATACGGCTGATTCTGACTTGCACCAGGCGACGAACTGACCCGGCGATGGCATGAATGGCCGATCCTGTTTGCGGGCAACGCGCATCCCGGCGTTGATTTGCTCCATGGTGACAATCCCGTTTTCCTTGAACGCCAGAAGCCACTGCCGGCGCATCTCGTTCATCTCCTCGGGTGTTTTGTTGGCAAGCGCCGGGAACACAGCGAGCAACTGGCGGAATAGCTCGTTGAAGATCTCCGCAGTCTTGGCCGCCTGGCGCTTTACTGCCTGCTCGTCCTGCATATCAGGAAGCCCGGCAGCCACGCGCTGGAAGTTATCCCGGTCGAAGTTGTGCATGCTTTCAGCGATTGATTTCATTCGAGCACCCCGTAAATCCAGTCAGTGTTGTTCAGGTCGACTTTTGGCTTCCCGGCAACCTGAATCCCTGGCGCACTGCGCTGCATGGTCAGCTTGTCCCACTGCTTGCGCAGCGCATCTGGACTCAGGATGTTGCGATGCCAGAACGAGTCTTTGCTGGCCCAGTCGTACATGGCGCAGATATCCTGGTGGCTGCGGTTGTCGATCTGGCGCATCAGTCGAACCGTGTTTGACCAGGCGGTCATGTCAGGGTCTTTGCAGGTTGGGTTGATCATCCTGACTCTGGAGGAAATCCACTCAGCAACCCGAAGGTCTTCAGCGGTTCCCCATTTGCTTCCGCTGGGCGTGTAAACCACAGCATCAGGATGAGCAGACAAAAATTTCTTCAGGCGGGTGTCAGAGGATTCGCCAGAATTCTCGGACGAAGATCTTTTAATGTTTTTATTCTTGTTATTACCTTCTTGTTCATGATTCTCGGATAAACGCTCGCATTTATGCTCGTCATAATGCGCGGCACCACCTCGCAAAGGCGCGTCGTTGCTTGTCTCGTCATGCGCGGAGTTAAGCTCGGTGATATGCGCGGCATAATGCGCGCCTAAATCGTCTACTTTTTGAGCATATTCGGCGTAATTTATGATGGTGATCACGCTACCTTTACGCTTCTCACCCACCCTGGAAATCATCCCCTCGCGCTCAAAAAAATCCAGCATCCTGTCGACCGCGTGACGACTTGATGGCTTACCATCCCTGTCGCATAAGTTCAGCCCGAGATCGGCTGAGGTTGTTACCAGTTGACCGGTTTGCAAGTGCCATTCACGCCCCTTGAAAATGGACGTGTAAGGCTGTCTGGCTGCGCTCATGAGAAGGTTGTCCCACAAGGTGCGGAGGAATACATCTTTCGCCCATGATTGCTTCAGAACGCTCCGGTACAACGGGATGTAGCCAGATTTCTGGTTTTCCATCCGGTTGCTCCTGAATTGCCCCGGCGCGGCGCCGGGAAACTTGAGTATTTCTGCGGTGTTCATGCTTCACTCTCCCAGCCGGCCTCTTTCAGGAATTCGCGATAGTTGTCCAGGATGATGCGGGCCTCATCCGGCAGAGCGATATCGGACTGATCAGCAACAATCTGGATAAACTGGCGTGCCCTGGCAGCACTGAACTGAGGCAGCGCTGCGCTGCGGGTTAATTTTGACTTACCTGATGCTCTGGCCTTATCCATCTGCCTGGCTGCTACAGAGGCTGCCTGTGGTCCATGTTCGCGGGATAATGCAACCGCAGTCGTCGGGGATACCTCTCCTGCTCGCACCATGGTGATCAGCTCCTCGCCACAGGTCAGTAAATGCAGGTGATAGTCGACGTCGGAAAGAGAGCGCTTAACCTTCTTCGCGATTTCGTCAGGCTCCCACCCCTGATTTCTCAAACGCTGATATGCGGCTGCACGTTCCAGAGCAGTGAGAGGCCTGCCCTGGTTTCGGGTGACCATAAAGGCGATCCGGTCAGCTTCGTTACCGACGAAGTCTTTGCATTCGAGGCGAATGATTTCAGCACCTGTTTTCATCGCTTCAATGGCGCCGTAATAGCGGTGGTGACCGTCGATAACCTTCACACCCTTCTCGGTAACCTGAACATCAAGCGGAGGGACAGATTCGCCAGCGATAAACGCATCGCGAAATTCAGCGACGTGTTCCTGATCGATTTCGCGGATGTTCAGGCCAGGCTCGACGTAGAGTTCGTTCAGAGGCACGATAAACGTCCGGTTCACTTTGATACCGGTTCCGTTTTTATCTTTTTGGTTGTAATGCTGGTAAAGTGAACTCATAATTACTCCTGTGAATTGATCCAGTAATTCGCACTGAAAGCCGTTGGTGTCCTACCACCGCGGCTTTCTCCTTTTTTGTTACCCTTCATGCTTCAAAATCCCCCTTCTCTCCCGGCCTGTTCGAAATCAGAATCGCCAGCAGAAGAGACATGTTCGGAAGCAAACTTTCCCGCCACCTGCTCACCGTCGATTTATTAACGCCGGCCACTTTTGCGATGGTCGTAGTGCCCAGTTCTGATATCTGGCTGTGTAACCAGCTCTCTATCCTCTGAGCCTCCACTTTGTTGCGTGCTGTTGAGGTCCCCATTTGTGATACTCCCTATGGTGTTGATTTGAATGGCCGCTGGTTAGGCGGCCGGTGAATGCGCGCTTAGCAACTGCGCAAGGTCAGGCCGGATCTCTGCAGCCTTAATCTTGCCGTTAGTCGCAGACACGATTTTCATCACATAGCGAGCATCAATTCCGCCGCCATGCAGCCAGCGCCAAACTGTCGGCTGTGCTACGCCACACAGATTGGCCAATTTTTTCTGACTTCCAGCGATATCAATTGCCTTCTGGATGGTTTTGTTCGTCATGTTCCAATTCCTATAAGTATTGGTGCAAAGTGATAATAGCAATGCGTATTGGTTTTAGCAATAGCTAAACGTGTTTTGACCAGTAATACGCAAGCGTATAAATTTGAAATTATGAAAAAAGAAACTCTTGCAGATCGTCTAAACGAAGCCATGAATTTGGCTGGAATGTCCCAGGGGGCGCTTGCGAAGGCCTCAGGTATTGCTCAGCCAACCATTTGGCGCCTGGTGAGTGGAAACGCCAGGGGTTCAACAAAAATTGTCGAGATAGCTAATGCTTTGGGCGTCAGGTCTGAATGGTTATCAACCGGCAATGGACCGATGCGCGATGACGGCCAGCTTCCTCGCGCTGCCCAGGTTAAAAGTCAGGATACTGATGCATTCAGGATTGATGTGCTGGACCTTATGGTTAGTGCCGGTCCGGGCATCGTGAACCAGGAGTTCGTAGAGATTCTACGTTCTGTTGAGTATGCACCGGCAGAAGCCCGCCATATGTTCGATGGACGCAAGGCTGAGAGCATCCGTATTATTAACGTCCGCGGAGACAGCATGTCTGGGACGATTGAGCCTGGTGATCTGCTTTTCGTGGATATCAGCGTTAAGAGCTTTGACGGCGACGGGATTTACGCCTTCCTGTACGACGACACTGCACACGTTAAGCGCCTCCAGAAGATGAAGGACAAGCTGCTGGTTATCTCAGATAACAAGAGCTATGCAGCCTGGGACCCGATCGAAAAAGACGAGATGAACCGGGTGTTCGTGTTCGGCAAGGTGATCGGCAGCATGCCGCAGACGTACAGGAAGCATGGGTAGGCAGCCAGTTGCCTGATGAGGTGTTTGGGTGATGAGAGAATATCTGATAGTAGGCGTGGTTACTTTGCTCTCGGTTGTTGCTATCGTGCTTATGGTGGCCTGATGAGCTGTTTGGGTGATGCTATGGATATGAGGAAGTATCTGGCTATCATCATTGCTGCCGCTCTAGCCGCGCTGATTGTGTGGCAGTGGGTTTTGGACGTGGGTTGATGGAGTGTTTGGGTGATTACTCTTTTAAGGACTGGTGATGGAAAACACTAGCATTCAAGATGTTAATTTTTCACTTAGATATGATGGGCTTGACGCGGAGAAGCATGAGATAGAGCTTTCTTCTCTTGGGGAGTCACTTAAAGGCTTCTCTAAAATTTTAGCAACTGCAGGCACCTTTGCTTTAACCCAAAAATATAGCCGAACCACCTCTACCCAAGAGGTGAAGGTTTACGCAAAAGAAGCCAGAGCTAACTGTTTTACCTTAGATACGGTTATGAATTTTATCAGCCAGTCTCAATTGTTCTCAGGATCAGCGGGGGCTATACTTGGGGCGCTGATACCTTATATCTTCGCAAAAAACGCGCAGAAGAAAGAGGAAATGAAATACCTTAAAGACGCACTTGAGAAGGCAATAGAAGCCCTCGGAAACAAAGATAAAGATACCATCGAAGGCTTAATCTCCGTGATTGATAAGATGGCAGGAGAGTTGCGTCCGTCAGTTAGGCAGGCTGTATCACCCATCGGTAATACCTGCAATAAGATCAGCGTAACATCTGGGCAAGGATTTAAACCTGCCATCATTGATGAGGATGACAAGGCTATCATTGACCAATTAGATGATGACGAAGTGATAGGACTCCGTGAGTACAGAATTTTCCTCACAGAATTTGACGCACACAGAATGACAGCTAAGGTCATTCTCGAAGGTGATGATTCAGATAAAAGGATTTCAGCCCAGATAAGCGATCCATCGGCATCTAAGTCAGAAAACCCCTACCTCATATCCCTTAGTCGCTTTCTTTCCTCAGGGTTAAGCAATGATTCAGCGGTAAAGGTCACTGCAAAAGCTTCAGTGAGAAAAGGGGCCATCAGTAAACTGTTCATAGTAGATATCGAGATATAAACACCCGGCCACCGCGCCGGGTTTTTACTGCCCTACTCTTCCCTAAGCATCAGCACATCCATTGCCAGCTCTACAGCCAGATCTACCTGGTCACCCTGCCATAGCACCCGAATCATCTCTATCAGCGCCTCTCTTGAGGGCTCGCGCTTCTCAACCAGCAGTTGCATAACCGCTATCCCGATAACCTACGCTATCTGCGGGTGCATCTCTGCGAAAAACTCATCCTCATTCGACATGCCAACACCCCTTTCTGATGTTTTTTTGAGCATAACAGCACAATAACAAAAAATAAATTCATTTAGCTATCAATTATTTAATATCAAATGCTATTAGTTAATATCAATACGTATTGCTATGGTTAATACTCATTGCTATTATCAACTCATCAAAACAACACCGGCAACGCCGGGTAATCGTAACAACGCTCAGCTGGCCGGCTTTAAGGCAAAGGTGAAGAGATGATCCGCGAAGAAGACAAGCCTGCATGGCGTAATTTTTGGTTAATGGTCGTTCCGTTTTTGGTTGCTGTAATCGCAGTTAGCTATCCGTGTTGGGGTGGCAAATGAGCAAAGAAAACAATGGCGGCCCTGCATATCCAAATCAAGGGTACGAAGGTTTGACGGTGCGTGATTACTTTGCGGCACAGGCGATGCATGGCTGGTTAGCAAGTTATCCAGAGAGAGACCAACACCCTGTAGCTACTCACCATGAAAACATGGTTGCTGAACTTTCTTACCTGATGGCTGATGCAATGTTGAAAGCGCGGGAGGAAGTATGAGCAGAAACGGTATTCGTTCACTGATTTACTGCCTGCTGATCTGCGGCGTTATCTGGGCGGCGGCGATTATCAAAATTCTGCACGTTACGGGGGTGTTCAATGGCTAACTCAATTCCTAACAACGGACGCGCCGTGATGATGCGTAATCGCCGAACCGGCGCCGCATGGCTGGTCAGCTTCGACTATCGAGACGGCAGCTACTGGCACGAGCCACAAGGCAATCTGCGCCACATCCGCCGGCCTTACGCCTCGCGCAGCATTGAACCAAACCTGGTGCCAGCCGGGACGCATTAACCAGCGCATATCAGCGCACGAATTTAACTGAGCTATCAGGCAGCCATTACGGTGCCGGGCGTTTCACAACCAAATTTCAGGGGAAACCATGAGCGAAATAATGGAATTAGTCGTCATCGAGAAAAAGAACGCGATGGCGGTTTTCACCAATAACGACCAGCTCGACCCACTTATCGAACTAATCGAAAAAGAGGCTCGCAGTCTGGTACCAGACGTGACCACCAAAAAAGGCCGCGACGCTATCGCATCCATGGCTCACAAGGTCGCGCGCTCTAAAACCTACATTGACAACGCAGGTAAAGACCTGGTCGCTGAGTTGAAGGCGCTGCCAAAGAAGATCGACGAAAGCCGCCGCATTGCTCGTGAGCGTCTTGATGCGCTGAAAGATGAAGTGCGCCGGCCGCTGACTGAATGGGAAGCCGAGCAGGATCGCATTAAGGCCGAAGAAGCCATGAACGCGCTGCACGCCGAAGCGCTGGAAATGAACATCAAGGTTGATCAGGAGTTGGCGGCCAAGTTCGAAGCGGACCACGAAATGGCCCTGCTGATGGATAAAGATATTGACCGCGAACGCGCAGATAAAGCAGCCGAAGCCGAACGCCAGCGCATTGCCCGCGAAGAAGAGATTAAGCGTCAGGCGGAAGAGAAAGCCAAGCGTGAAGCAGCTGAAAAGGCACAGCGTGAAATTGACGCTGCGGCCGCCAGAGAGCGCGAGGCGATTTTGGCAAAAGAGCGCGCAGAACGTGAGCGAATTGAAGCTCAGCAGCGGGCCGAGCGCGAACAGCGAGAAGCAGCTGAACGTGCTGAGCGTGAAAAGCAGGCCGCCGTGGAAGCAGAGCGCCGCAAGGCTCAGGAAGAAGCCGACCGCATCCGCCGCGAGGCGGAGCAGCGTGAACAAGCCCGCCTGGCCGAAGAGAAGCGCAAAGCTGATGAGCAGGCGCGCCGCGAAGCCGACGTTAAGCACCGCAAGTTTGTGGGAACTGAAATCGTCAAGGCTTTGCTGGCCAATACCAGCTTATCCCGCGATCAGGCGATTGAAGTCCTGACTTCGATTAAAGACGGAAATATCCCACATACCGGGATCAGCTACTGAGGTGTTTATGGCGGCTTATCACTTTCAGGACCGGATTGAAGAGCAATCCTGGAACCAGCATTACCAGCAGCTGGCGCGCGAAGAGAAAGAAGCGGAGCTCGCTGATGACATGGAGAAAGGTCTACCTCTCCGTCTGCTGGAATCGCTGTGCATCGACGAACTTCAACGCCGCGGCGCCAGCAAACAGGCGATAAGCCGCGCGTTCGACGATGACGTGGATTTTCAGGAACGGATGGCAGCTAATGTCCGCTACATGGTTGAAGTTCTCGCCCGGCATCAACTCAACATTGAAGAGGAGCAATAATGGCTACTCAACTCATCGAACAGGTTTTTAGCCTGGTAAATCCACTAAAGGCTGAATTCGAGCAGGTTTGCTCAGAACCCTCTATCAATTTCAGGCGTGAATCTGAGTTCGCAATGCAGATTTTCGCCAATAACGACTACCTGGCTAAAGTCGCCATCGGTAATCCGGTTAGCACCAGAAGCGCAGTAATGAATGTTGCCGGGATCGGCGTGTCCCTTAACCCGGCTCAGAAGCTGGCTTATCTGGTGCCGCGCAAAGGGGCTATCTGTCTCGACATCAGCTACATGGGCCTGATGCACATTGCGCAGCAATCCGGGGCTATCAAGTGGTGCCAGTCGGCAATTGTCCGTAAGAACGATCAGTTTCACCGTGAGGGGCTGGATAAGCCACCGGTTCATATTTACAACGATTTCGACACCGCAGAACAGCGCGGAGACATTGTAGGTGCATACGTCGTTATCAAAAGTGACGACGGCGACTACCTGACTCACACGATGCGCATTGCTGATATCTACGCGATTCGAGACCGCTCAGAAGCATGGAAAGCCTACAAGAACAAAGGCACATCATGCCCGTGGGTCACAGACGAAGAGCAGATGATCCTCAAGACGGTTGTTAAACAGGCTGCGAAATATTGGCCACGCCGTGAGCGCCTGGACGCGGCTATAGACCACGTGAACACCGAAAGCGAAGAAGGTATTAACTTTTCCGCACAACGCCAGCCAGAACGCGATGTTACCCCGGCAGAAACAGCAATCATCAAAGAGATTAACGACGTTCTTATCGCGATGAATAAGACATGGGATGACGACCTGCTGCCTCTGTGTTCAAAAATATTCCGCCGTGACATTCGTGAATCATCAGAACTGACTCAAGAAGAGGCGGTTAAGGCTCTCGGATTTCTGAAAAATAAGGCGGCCGCATGACACCTGAAATCATCCTTGCGCGCACCGGCATTGACGTTACCCGCGTTGAACAGGGCGATGAAGCCTGGCACCGCTTGCGCCTCGGCGTCATAACCGCCTCAGAAGTTCACAACGTCATTTCAAAACCGAGATCTGGCACAAAGTGGACTGACATGAAAATGTCCTATTTCCACACGCTACTCGCAGAAGTTTGCACCGGCTCAGCGCCGGAAGTTAACGCCAAGGCGCTGGCCTGGGGGAAACAGTACGAGGACGACGCTCGCACCCTCTTTGAGTTCACCACTGACGTGAAAGTCACCGAGTCGCCGATCCTCTTCCGCGACGAAGGAATGCGCACCGCCTGCTCACCTGACGGCCTGTGCAGTGATGATCGAGGCCTTGAGCTGAAATGCCCTTTCACCTCTCGCGACTTCATGAAGTTCCGGCTTGGCGGCTTCGAGGCTATCAAGTCCGCCTATATGGCCCAGGTGCAATTCAGTATGTGGGTAACCGGGAAGGACGCCTGGTACTTCGCAAATTATGACCCTCGCATGAAGCGAGAAGGCATACACCACGTGGTTGTTGAGCGCGACGACAAATACATGTCCGACTTCAACGAAATGGTGCCGGAGTTCATCAGCAAGATGGATGAATCGCTGGCTGAGATCGGATTCACCTTCGGGGAGCAGTGGAAATGAAACATCACCGCGACGCCATAACCGTAGGAAAAGTGAAGTGTATGTACTCCGTCATTCGCCGCGGCTGGTTAATGCCCTGGGGTGAAGTAGTGAGAAACCCGTTAAAGGCTCAGCGGCTGGCTGAAGAGCTGGGCTCGAAAAGAGGTGCGCAATGACTGATTGCGGTGGATCGAAAACTCCAAAAAATGAACGTGACTACTGGCAAACGCCGATTGAAATTTTCAACGCGCTCGACCGCGAGTTTGGCTTCTGGCTGGATGCTTCAGCCTCTGAGAGTAATGCGCTATGCGCTCACTATCTCACTGAGCTGGATGACTCGCTGAACAGCGAATGGACGTCATACGGGGCGATCTGGTGTAACCCACCCTATTCCGATATTGGGCCGTGGGTGGAAAAGGCTGCCGAGCAATCCAGGGCGCAGTCTCAGGCCGTAGTGATGCTGTTACCGGCTGACATCTCTACCGGATGGTTTATCTCCGCCATGCAGTCAGCAGATGAGCTCAGGATGATAACCGGTGGCCGTGTTCAGTTTGTTCCGGCATCCATTACAGGAAAGCGCCAGAGCAACCCCAAAGGCTCACTCCTGTTTATCTGGCGTCCGTTCATCACCCCGCGACACATCATCACGTCCGTGTCGCTGGCTGAGTTAAAGCGGATCGGGAATCTGGAGGCAGCATGACGCCAGAAATAGAAAATGTTATGCGCAATCAGGGGCGCCAATGCGTTGATGAAATCCACCGCGCCCTGAAGGCCAAGCCAAAACCGAAATGGAATGAGGTGGTACCGCCGATCCTCAAAAAGCACCACGAAAAAATCAAGCCAATGGGCATCAGCCTTACGGCGTTCGTCAGCAGCATTGGCCGCATGCAAGGCCGGTATGGAGTGGAATCATGAGCAAAAAACTTTATATCGAACTTGGCGATACATACGTCGTCACCGGGTCAGCACAAGACCTTGTTTTGAGCGAGAAGAAAACAGTAACCGATGAGAAAAGTAAAAACTTCGGCAATGAAACCCTCTCTCGCATCGGTTACTACAGCAAATTTGAGCACCTGGTGAAAGAGTTATGCCACCGGGAAATCCTGCAATCAGAAGCGCAGTCACTGGAAGAGTTGCGCGACTACATCTTTGCACTCGGTGAGAATCTGAGTAAGGCGGTCGAGTTATGAGCTTCTTCGAAATTGACTCGCGATTTTTGATCGATACCGCATTTCACCGTCTGGAAATCATCCGTGATGATGGTCTGTATCGGCACCTGCGCATGCAGCAGCCGGGAACGTCCTGCCACTACTACGACGTGATCACCTGGCCTGGCTACCTGACCGTCACCGGTGACATGGGAACCTGGACCTTCTCCCGTATCGCGGACATGTTCAAGTTTTTTGGAGCCTTTGAAGGATGGATTAATACCAGTTATTGGTCTGAAAAGCTGGAAGCTGGCGCTGGCTGTTCGGCGCGCGAAATGCTGGCAAAAGAATATAACCACGAGGCGTTCTGCAAAAGCCTGAAAGAGTCGCTTAGTGATTACCTGGAGGATGAGGAGGGCTTAGAACCAGAAGAAGATGAAGACTGGGACGACGATGACGATACGCCAGATAGCGATAAAGCAAGGGTGCGCGAAATTGTCCGTGAATTATGCAGGGCTGAGTTCAACAACGATTTTGAAGCTTATAACGCTGTTTATGATGCTGATTGGCCTGAAAGGTTTAGCGCCTGGGACATCTGCGACGGCCTGACCTTTAAGACGTATACCAGCCATTTCCGCTGGATTCTGTTTGCTATCACCTGGTCGATCAGCAAATACCACAACGCGAAGATTGTTGATAAAGCGATGACTACGTTTCTGGCGGTTAAAGGAGTTTCAGCATGAGCGCAGAAATCATCGATCAGGCCAACGAGCTGGCAGAGCATCGGCTTGAAATGACCATCCAGAACATGCGCATCAACCATGCGGCAGTTTCGGCTACTCACTGCTGCGATTGCGGGGACCCTATACCGGCACGGCGCCGTGAACTGGTGGCTGGATGTCAGCGCTGTGCTGACTGTCAGGAGGAAGAGGAATTACGCGGTAAGCACCGGAGGCCGTGATGTTCAAACTGATACAGCGCGGACAGGTTTACGCCGACAGCCACGGATGGCCGGTGCTGATTCACAGCAGTGATGATAAGACGGTGCGCTACTGGCGCCAGGGTCGGATCAACACGGCAAGCATCGACCGATTTAATAACGATTTCGAGCCGCTCACTCGCGAAGAAGCGCACCAGATACGCGCCGAACTGGAGCAGAGCGAGCATATTAAGAAGCTGCGCGCCCAGCGGGCGGCATAACCGGGAGTGTGATTATGAACCAAGCAATGAATAAAACTTACATCATCGCAGACCCCGGCGAGTGGGTTTCGGAAGAGCAAATAATGGCACTGAAGGGGTTGAAAGAAGGCACTTTAAAAAATGCCAGGAAGAAGAGTTTTCTGGAGGGGCGCGAATACAAGCATGTTTCCGCTGACGGGGAGCCATTTGATAACAGCCCCTGCTTCTACAACATAAAGGCCATTGATCGCTGGATCGCCAGCCAGCGACCGGCAAAACCAAGCCGGAAGACTCCTGCGAAACCGAAAGAAAACTGATTAAATACTCTGACCATTAACCAACGAGGAATCGTTATGAAATACCCAACTGGAGTGGAGAACCATGGCGGAACGCTGCGGATCTGGTTTATCTACAAGGGGGTCAGAGTGCGTGAAAGTCTGGGGGTGCCTGACACCCCCAAAAACAGAAAAACAGCTGGAGAGCTGAGAACATCTATCTGCTATGCAATTAAAACCGGTAATTTTAATTACGCTGAGCAGTTCCCGGACTCATCAAATCTCGCCAAGTTCGGGGAGGCTACCCAGAATCTCACTCTGAAAGACCTGGCCGATCGCTTCCTGGCGCTGAAAGAAACGGAGGTTGCTGGAACCTCCATTAATACCTATCGGACAATCATCAAAAACGTCCTGGCCGTGGCCGGAAACAACATACTGGCATCAGCAGTCAACAAAGAGAAATTGCTGGAAATCCGCAAAGAGCTCCTGACCGGGCATCATTTACCACGGCCACAGTATGAGGTTAAAGAACCAGGACGATCGGCGGTAACAGTCAACAACTACATGACGAACCTGTTCGCCATTTTTCAGTTTGGGCTGGAAAATGGCTATATCGAAGAAAACCCCTTTAAAGGTATATCGCCTCTTCGCGAGGAACGAGTAAAACCGGACCCGCTATCAAGAGAAGAGTTTCTTCGCCTGATTGATGCCTGTCGGCACCTTCAGACGAAAAACATGATGTCCGTTGCTGTTTACACCGGCATCCGACCCGGGGAGTTGTGCGCCCTATCATGGGAGGATATAGATCTGAAGGCCGGTACAATGATGATCAGGAGAAATTTTGCCAAAGGCGAGTTTACCGTGCCGAAAACACAGGCGGGTACAAACCGGGTAATCCACTTAATTGAACCGGCGATTCAGGCGTTAAGAAGCCAGGCGGAATTAACAAGACTTGGGAAAGAACATTCAGTAAAAGTGAAACTGCGTGAGTATGGTCGTACTGACACGCAAAAATGCACCTTTGTTTTTCTGCCCAGCGTTACAGCCAGAACATTACGCTATGGCGATCACTTCACTGTCGACTCAATAAGGCAGACCTGGGATACCGCGGTCAAGAGAGCTGGCATCCGGCACAGGAAATCATATCAGACACGACACACATATGCGTGCTGGTCACTGACTGCCGGGGCGAACCCTTCTTTTATCGCATCGCAAATGGGCCACGCTGATGCTCAGATGCTTTTTCAGGTTTACGGTAAATGGATGAGTGAGAATAACGACGCCCAGATCGCAATACTGAACTCGAAACTGAGCTCATTTGCCCCACTGGTGCCCCATGAAATTCTAAAGACTGGATAA